TCGGATGCGGACAACGCAGCAGCGTGATAGTCCTTAGCTTCATCGAGCTCGGTGCTTTCCTTGACTGCTGGCTTCTTTGCAACAGGTGCCTTAGCCTTGATGTTCTTCCACTTTGCGCGGTAGTCAGCCATCGACATTGCGCCGTGAGTGACGAGTTGCATATCAGCTGCTTTCTTGGTGCGGGTACCTTCGTCGAGACCTTCGTCGTTATCATCTTCTTCTGGCATCTTAGCTTTGTCTTCACCGTCGATCTCGCCATTGCCATTGGTATCCTCGATTCCGGAGCCTGGATATTGATCTTGTCCGGGTGTTTCGGTCTCGTTTTCGTAGTGATGCTCGTCCATCTGCTTTTCGCCGCGGAGCTTAGCAAGGTCATCGCCATCGATCTTGCCGTTGCCGTTCACATCGAGCTTCTTCTGATTGCCCACGAGTTCCTTCTCGGTGATCTTGTAGACGCGGCCGTTGAAGTCAAACTGAGTATTGTCAGATTCCCAGGCCTTCTTGACGGCCTCGACGAACTCCTTCTTCTTGTCATCTGGCAGATCACCTGGAACCCAGGATGGTAGATCACCCATTGGCTCCTGCTTCTTTTGGGCCTGCGCAGCATCTGTCGCTGCTAGGTTCTGTGAATCTTCTGAGGTCATTTTGTGGTAGGCCTCTGCAACCGATAGAATTGACTTGATGCTCATTGTGGTAGAATTGCTATTTATTTTCCGAAGTGAATGTAGGCTCCAGCAGCAGCGGCCACTGCAGTTGAAATTGCGATCCAGGTAATACGTTGAATGATCGAGATAGCTGAGGTATTCTCATCTGTCTTCTTTTCAACAGAGATCACGCGCTCCTCCATCTTGATCATTTTCTCCATGAGAAACTTCTTGTCGTTCTCGAGTGAGACAAGCTTCTCCTCCGCACGCGCAATGGAGACAATAGCCTCAGCAAGCTTATCGATCTTGGTCTCGATGCGATCTAAGCGCTGGTCCACGATAGGATTGGTTGTTTGCTTAGCCATTGTTACTTTTGAACGTTGAGACGAATCTTGCGGAACACAGTATCATCGCCCGTGACGACTCCGATGAGTTGCTGCACAAGCGCATTGATTGCCTGACGTTCTACAGATGATGTTACTGGTTGATCCAGATCAAGCTTCTTGATTGCGCGTAGTGTGACCTGCATTTGAGAATTGTCGATCAGTCCGAGGCGGATGAGCGTTTTGATCTTGCCGATTTGCGCCTTTTCTTCATCGGAGAGTCCTGCTGTTTCTTCTTCGCCTCCGACTGCGGGTTCTTGCTCTGTTGCTTCTCCGATGTCTTCCTTACTCGTTTCATCTTCAGAACTGTCGTCGGTTGAATACTTGTCGCCATATGCAATGTAGGAATAGACATCGTCTAGGTTAACGTATGCTGTCGTGATCTTTGAATGCATCCAAGGCTCGAGTTCATCGGTGTCATCCATCGCATCGACGAGTTCTTTTGCCATGTCTGCGATCTCTGCAAACTGGCCTTTAGCCATTGCGATCTCCTCGGCCTCGTGTGGATCAGCACTCTCGTTCTTTTGCTCAGGATCGTATGAATCGATGAACTCATCGGTATCCAAGCTTTCCTTCACGATGGAGTGATGCAGTGAGTCATGCACCTTGAAACCGTGCTTTTTGTAGTGTGCCTCTGCCTTCTTGACTGCTTGCTTTGGATCCATCGCAGAGACCTTCACTCGCTTCATAATCTTCTCTTTGCGCTTTGTTGTCATCGCGTGATGCGGGTCAGTCACTGTCACAGTAACAATATGCTTCTGTGGTTCAGCTTTGGTAGCCTCGCTGACAACTGATTCTTTCTGCAGATTCTTGACAGCATTCAGGTGATATTCCTGAGAGTCTTTATCGCCCTTCTTACCAGCCTCGATTGCTGCCTTTTCGTGCTTCGTGATCTTGAGATTCTTCTGTTCGTCAGTTTCTTCGTATGTCTTGACTGGCTTCTTTGCAGCCTCAGCGGATGCTGCTTGATGTGATGCGAACTTCTTGTCCATCTCCTTGTGGTACGTGTCGATGTCACCCTTCTTCAAAGCAGCATGAGCAGCTTGGTGTGCTGTTTGAGCATCCTCAGCATGACCTTCCTTTGGCACGCAGTTCGGCACTGTACGACCGTTCTTCTGCTTGGTACCGATAGCCTCGTATCCTTTCCAGCATGCCTTCTCGAGTCCTTCATCCTGCTGGCCAGGTGTCTCGCTCTTATACTTGTTTGTCAGCTCGGGTGTGCCCCATTCGCCTGCGCCATGCTCTTCTTTACGTAGTGCTCTGAGATTTTTCATTTAGTACTTCTAAGTTTAGAAATTGATTTACCCGGAATAGACTGATTGCGCTCGATGACAATCTTCGAATCAAGCTCCACAACATCAGGTGCTTTCTTCTCGAGCAGCTCCACACCGTTCAGCCACTTGCGTACCTTGCGTCCATCGTGCATTGAAACGATGAGATAGTTGCTGCCGCGGAATGCGATCTTGCCTACTTCCTGTGATTCCTTGATTACCACTTCATCGCCTACAGCAAAGATCTCTTCGTTGATGTATGCTTCGCGGATCGGCGAGACTGATTCCAGCTGAATGTGCTTGCGGAAATTCTTTGATTCCTTCAGTCCCATGCCCGCACGAACCGCATTGAACAGCTCGTGCTTTTCCTTCAGTGTGGCAGGCAGGTTCTTGCTGAACAACTCAAGATCGTTCGTAGCAGCTGATTCGCGTAGCAGAGCACTGGCATCGGGATCGTTCTTGATTCCGACTACGATGTTGACGCCTTCCTTGAAGTTGTAGAATCCACCTTCAACCTGCTTCTTGCCGTTGTATGCTGCAAGCATTGCACGCAATTCAGCAGCACGATCCTCAGACACCACAAGAGTAACACGGTTGAATCCTTGCTCGTAAAGCTTCGAGCATACCTGCAGCGCGTTCTTGCAGCCATCATCTGCCATGATGGAACGAGCATGGCGCGGAAACATCTTACGCATAAACTTGACCTTCTCAGTCAGGTTCAGCGGATTGCGCTTTGTGTCCTCTGATGCAGATGAGTAAATGCGGTATGTTCTGCCTGCTGCGATCTCTGCTGTCTTCTCGATCAGCTTTTCATGGTTCAGTCCCGGAGGATTGAAGTTGCCAAATGCGATGACGACATCCTTTGCTGCGTCCTCGATCAAATACTGTGAGAATGACTTAATCATTATCGTTTGATCCTGCGCGGGCGACGAATACCGTTGGCTTCCATGCGCTCACGAATCTTCTCGATTGTCGTGGTAGACTCGTTCTTCTTTTTAAGTTGCCCAGGTGAAAGCGGATCAGGGCCGAGCTTCTTGTGGTGCGCCTTTACCATTTCTTGCCCACGTGCCTTATCAAGGCGTGCGGCAAGCTTTGGATCCATTGGCTTTTCTTCTGCAGGTGCTTCTTCACCGACAACACCGTGATGGCGCTTGAACGCGTAGCGATCCTGCATTTCAGTTTCGCCGTCAGTATACTGTACTGGTGTAAAGTCTTTAAAGCTTAACATGGATTGTTTCGAGTTTCCCATTTCCGCGCAACGTCATATTGTGCAGAGTAATATAGAATTCTATTTATAAGAAGTTCTGGCTTCTGACTGTGATAAATACTAGCGCATATGAAACATCTAAAACTCATCTCACTACTCGCAGCTTCTGTACTGCTCCTTTCCGGTTGCGGCACGGTTGATGCTACTTATCAATCTGCCAAGGGCATGGGTCAGGCCGCTGTTAGCGGTGTGGGCAATGTCGTAGGCAACGGTGCTACTGACGTGGGCCGCTCACTGGGCGTCGCTTCATCCGCAGCAGGCAAGGTTGTGTCTGGCGGCGGCGCAATCGTTGGTGGCGCGCTCGACCTCGCAGGCGGTATGGTCAAGGGTGTCTCTGACATCGTTGCACCAACTGCTCCTGCTCCAGCTAAGTAATTAAGGTAAAATTTTTTACCTAACAACCCGTGATTCTAACCGATCACGGGTTTTGTCGTTTAGTAACGTAGCAGCTGTAGATTTCCGCGTCTTTCTTCCCTACTAGCGTGCGGAAGTATTCTCGATCCCAGTCGTAGTTTGGTAACGGCTTGCTATGGCCAATGCCATAACCTTGGTAGATACCTTTGATGCCCACAAGAGTAGGCTTGTCTGGTTCAGGCAAGAATACCTTTCGGCTTGCTGTGCCGTCACGCCACAGACGGACATCGATGAACGGGCAGTCGTCTTTCTCGACCACCTTTGCTAGGTCGCCATATGCCTCACGGCGTATTACTGTCTGGCACAAGCTAGCATGCTGCTCGTTAGTATGAAAGTGCCACCGCAGTGTGCGGACATTGTAGTAGATAGCATGCCCCTCGCCGATGATGTCGAATCCTTCGCGTAGACGTTTTGCTGCTACTTCAAGATAGTCAGATCTGTACCAGTCGTCGTCCTCAATGATCGCAAGAGCATCACCAGTGATGATGTCTGCCTGCTTCATTAGGAGCTTTAATTTGCGTGATAAGCTATGCTTACCGCGTGTCTCCTCACCAAATCGCAGATGCGTTTGACCCATCGTGCAAGGCGCAGGATTGATGCCGTCATCCAGCACGATCCACTGGTGGTACGGAACAGTCTGACGCGCAACCCATTTCTCACATAATGTAAAGGTCTCCGGACGATCACACGTCGGAGTCACGAGCGTGAAGTTCATTATTTCCAGGGATCGCCAGACATCTTCAAAGACGATGCCATTTTTTCTGATTCAAACTTGAACCGCATCTTCATAATGCGCTTCTTACCAGCACATATTCCGATCGACTCGTTTCCAACCTTTTCGAGCACAATCTCGTAAGATCCCAGTGCATCCAACTTATCGTTCTTCACGGGATCCATTACTGCTGCAGTATATGGCGGTTTAGATCCCATACCAGTGACCTTGATGTACGGTGGCTTGATTACTTCGGCATCCATCCAATCTGATAGGATATATTTCAGCAGTTTTTCCTGCGAAAAGCTTTCAAGTTTCTTTAGCATGATGCCGCGCATCTTCTGCAGCAATTCGACACCAATCTGCTCTGTCTTTTCTTTGACACCTGGGTTAGCACGAATATACGCTTTTCTTTCGTTTGCGCCTTCAGGCAAACTGAATGCCTTTATAGTTTCCTGAAGCTTCTTTGCGTACTCATCACCGAGCGAAAGACCCAATGCTTTATCGACTGTTCCTACTCCAGGATTCTTGAATCCAATGTCACCTTGACCCTGAGTTGCTTTTGCTGACAATCCTAAAAACCCATCAGCGGGCCCGCTACTAAACTTGACTAAGATATCAGTGGGATTCTTACGTTGGTCAACATCGTAACCCACCGCTGCTTTCATTGATCCCGGCCGCGCGGTCCACCAAACACCAGTAATACGTCCTGTGTATTTGTTAGCTCGAGCCCACTTCAGAAATTCCTTGGCCATCGCCTCTGCTTTAGCGGTCGCATCTGCAATTTCATTTGCCTCTGCTTGTTTAGCACGTGCGTTGTATTGAGCTCGAGCATCTGCACCGATCATATTCCAGTCCTTGCCAGCAAGGAAGTATCCAGTCATAATCTCGTTGATGTCCGACAATACAGTATTAGCAGTTTTGGCCATGATCGGATATTTATGACTCACCAGCACTGAGTCAATACTATAAATAGACTTATTTCCAATGATCGACTTTAAATCCCTACGCGAGCAGACAATCAACGAGGCGACTGCTGATCAACCACATCAGCTCAAGCATATCCATCACGCTGAAGATCGTCCATTGCTGCACGGGAGCGAAGGATTCGAGCATGCTCATGCCGCGCTGATGCACGCTCACCAGCATATGAAGTCTGGCAAGCATAGCAGCGATCTCACGATGAAGTATGACGGATCGCCATCTATCGTGTTCGGCCATCACCCAAAGACCAAGAAGTTCTTCGTTGCATCAAAGTCGGCATTCAACAAGAATCCCAAGATCAATTACAGCAATGCTGACATCGAGAAGAATCACGGGCATGCTCCGGGTCTTGTCAGCAAGCTCAAAACAGCACTGAAGCACTTGCCAAAGGTCGCGCCAAAGCACGGAATCTATCAGGGCGATGTGATGCATACTCGTGATGACCACCATATCCACGAGGCAGTATCTTTCACGCCCAACACTATCACGTATACCGCTCATGGCGATGAGGCCAAGAAGGTGCAGCGTTCACACATCGGCGTAGTCGTTCACCAGCAGTATCACGAGAATCCCAAGCATCCTGGTCTGGAGCATATGTCTGCCAGCCCTCATGTGGATCATTCACATTTCAAGCAGCATCCGGATGTTCACCTGAAGTCAGCAGAGCACGATACCGCAAAGATCAGCTATCCAAAGCACGAGCAGGACAGCTTTATGAAGCACATGGATGCAGCAAAGAAGATCCATGACACTCATGGTGCTAAGATGTACGATGCAACAGCAAAGCACCGCGGCGAGGCTGGTCACCTATCAACCTACATCAATCACACAGTGCGTACCGATGAGAAGCCCAGTGTGGAAGGTTTCAAGAAGCACGTGACTGCTCATTACGCAAAAGAAGCAAGCAAGCTCAAGACACCAGCCGGTATTGCAAAGCGCAAGGCAGAAGCTGACACCCATCTCGGTCACATCGATCAGCACAAAGAACACTACAGTAATCTGCTGAGCATGCACCATCACCTGCAGCAGGCCAAGAATACTCTTGTGAAGAGCCTTGAGACGCACGAAGGTGGTCTCGAGCACCACATCGGCGGAACAAAGTCAAAGCCCGAGGGATTTGTCATCAATCACAAGTTCAAAGGCAAGACCGAACCAACCAAGCTTGTCAATCGCGCAGAATTCGCAAAGGCCAATCTTCTAAAAGCACGCGCTTAACTCTATGCTAACATTCAAGGAATTTACTGAATTACAGGAACAGCAAAAGCCAGTCGATGAGGCTGCAATAGATGCAAAGGGCCACAAGAGCGATACCGGTGGTCTGACGCAGAAGGGCCGCGACCATTATAACCGCAAGAGCGGTGGCAATCTAAAGGCACCTGTCACTACACCTCCATCAAAATTGAAGAAGGGCAGCAAGGCCTACAACCGCCGCAAGTCATTCTGCGCTCGTATGTCAGGCGTGAAGGGCCCAATGAAGAAACCAAACGGTGAGCCTACACGCAAGGCACTCGCACTCAAAAAGTGGAACTGCTGAAAAATGAAGTCATTCTCTCAATTCCTCAAAGAAGCTGCTGCAGCTGAGAAGCATCACGTGCTCGCGTTCGGCCGTATGAATCCGATCACTAACGGTCACGAAGCTCTTGTCAACAAGCTACATTCTGTTGCAAAGGAGCACGGCGCAGATCATACTCTAGTTGTGTCGCATTCACAGGATGCAAAGAAGAATCCACTGAATTCCACGCAGAAGGTGAAGCACGCTAAGCGCGCATTCCCCGGTACTCACGTTGTCGCATCGAGCAAGGACAAGCCGACGATCCTGCATCACGCATCAGAACTACACTCGAAAGGTGTGCAGCATCTCCATGTGATTGCAGGATCTGATCGCAAGGAAGAGCTGCACAATCTGCTGCACAAGTACAACGGTAAACCATCAAAGGATGGCCACCCGGGCTACAACTTCAAGTCGATCACCGTGCATTCCGCAGGTGAACGCGATCCAGATGCAGAAGGAACCTCGGGTATCTCAGCTAGCAAAATGCGTGCCCACGCAGCATCGGGCGACAAGAAAGCATTTCACGCGGGTGCACCATCAAAGATGAGTGCAGCACACAAGGATGAGATGTTCCATGATGTCCGCAAGGGCATGGGCATCGCTAAGTAATCGATCTTAGAGATAGTCGGGATCGCGCAGATACCACTTAGCCTTAGCGTAGTGTTTCTTCTG